CCCATAGCCCCGCAAATGCCCCTTGCGTGCGATTCTAGCCCCCTCCGCGCCTCGATGCGTGCAATCATACCCCCTTTGCGCCGTTGCGATCGGTTGCCCCGTGTCATCGGCGCTGAAGGATTAAAAGCCCGTTGTTATGCTGGCATTCGGCGAAGATTCGCCAGTGCGGATTCTCCTCCAGAAACTCAAGAATCGCACGCGTGAGCCCTTGCCCGCCGTCCTCGCCGACAGTTCCGAAGGTTACCGTGTCGTGGAAAACGAGCCATTTATCAGCCCGATTGCCGTGCCGCAACTCGGCCCGCAGTTGAGCGCAGGTGTGCAGCGTGTCGAAGAAGATCAAATCAGTTTCCTCGATTTCAGCCAGCTCGTCGGTCCTCGCCTGATGAAATGTCCACGCGTTTGTCGCCGTGAACGGAGGCGGCTGGCAATCGTATGAAACCAGCCTTCCACCCAAAGGAAGTCCCGCGAGGAACGCGACCGTGCTGTTGCCGCTGCGGACCCCAAATTCGGTGATATGCGAGCAGGTCCACGCAAGGACGCGCAGAGTCCCCAGATGCTCAGAAATGTCGCTCGGGCGCGCAACGCGCTCGAAAAATGATTGCTCGATGGTCATCACCGCCCCTCCTCCGAATCGCCCCGCTCGGGCTCGTCCGTTGACTGCCGGTAATCGGCCATGAGCTGCGCCAACTCAGGGAAAACCATCCTGACCTTGGCCACCTCGTGCGCCCACTCGTAATGCAGCGCCTGCCGCGTGCGCCCCGTCTGCTCGGCCATCTCGGCGAACGACTGCCGCACCGCGTGCACGTCCCCCGAGCCCAGTCTCACCGTCGTGAGAAACATCGACGGCGAAAGGTCAGCCAGCGTCCCGAGCCTCCGACATAGGTCCGCCGCGCTTGTGTGCCGCATCTCGTGCATCTCGACGAGCCGCTCCATGATTTCGCACGATAGCTGTGCCGTCCCGCGCGCCGCGTCGTAGGTCGCCACGCAGTTCGTCGCCCAGTCGGCAGCCGTGATCGAGTTCACGACAAGTCGCCGACCGGATTGTAGATCAGTTTTCGAAGTTCCGGCGTAATCTCGACCGCGTCGATGCCCTCAATGCCCATCTGCCCGAGGCTCTCGCGCTGTTGCAGGATGAGGATCAGCGCCTTGATCTTCTTTATCCTCTCGCCGTATTCGCGCCCGATCGCCTTGCGCTGCACTTCGAGCGTCGTAATCGCCCGCGCAGCCCGCGAGGAAAAGCGCAAAGCCTCTAACTCGCGCTGGTCATTGGTGTTCGTTTCCATGTTGTGTGTTTCCTCCGCCGGCCTCCGCGCGTGAGCTGTGCGTTGAGTCGCTTGTGTTTCGCCCACGCGTGGCCGCTGACTGATTTGGGTTTGTTGTCTGTGCCGCGCACGCGACCCGTTTCGGCCCTTTTGCGTCGCGTGTCAAGCCTCGATTCGGGCGCACGCGCAACTTGCCTCAAACAAACTTAACCGGCTCGCAAATCTCGATGAGCCGCCGCACCATCGGATCTCCCCGCACGCTCGAAGCCCCGCGCTCGGCAATGCCTTGCGCGTCGAGGTTCGTCGTGACGTAGAGCGGCAATCGCTCACTCACCCGAATATCAAGGAACCGCATAAACCACGACATCGCCCACTCCGAGCGAGCGGTCTGAATGGCCTCCTGCCCCAAGTCGTCGATGTAGACCACCGGCCTTCGCGCCACCGCATCGACCCATCCCCGCGCATCGTCGCGCCCGTAGTTCAAGCATCCCTGCAACGTCGCGAACCAATCGCCCGCGTGGAAATACCGAACGTCGCGCGCCTCCTCGTGCGCTAGCCGACGCATGAGCGCCCACATCGAGCGCGTCTTCCCGCGTCCGCTGCGCCCACTCAGCAGGAGCCCCTTAGCACCGACCTTGTGCGCCAGCACGCGGTCAATCTGTGCGCGGTTCGTCACAATCTCAGCATGACCCCAGTCCGATTCCCGCATCGCGGGCGGAACCGCGGTTTCGAATCGGGCGATTGCGTCGCGTTTGCGGGCCTCGGCGAGGAAATGCGCGCTTGCACCCTCATGATCGAACGGAGTGCCCGAGAAACCCTCAGGAACGACGCCTGCGAGCAGGCTGGCCATCGGTTGCGCGGTCATTCCCGCCCCTCCGCCCGTTTTGCCCGAAACGCCGCGAACTTTTCGCGCAGCGTGAGCAGGGCCTCGGCCTTGCCCTCGTCCGTGCGCGGCTTCGCGACCGTTGGCTTCACCGCCCGAATCGCGCTGGCCTTGCGCGGCGCGACCTTGCCCGCAGCCCGAGCCGCGCGCTTGTCCGCGTTGATCTTGTCCTTGTTCCGCTCGCGAAACGCTGCGTATTGCTCGCGCTTTTTCGCGGAGTTTCTCCGATTGTATTCCCGCCAGTAGGCGGTGCGGGCGGCGGTCATTGCGCGTCCTCCTTCACCCCAGCGTCGATCGCTGCGCGCAAATTCACGCCGCAATGCCAAACGCGCTCGCCTGCGACGGTGAGTAGAATCGTGCCGGAGTCCAGCCGCGCACGCTCGGTGGCGAGTTCAGCCTCGGCGCGTTCGGCGCGGGCGCGGAGTTGGTCGCGCTCGGCGCGGAGTTCCGCGATACCTCCGAATGTTATCAAGCCAGCCTTCATCTCGGCAGCAGCGGTATTGATGAATCTTTGGAGGCGCTGAAATCGCTGGGCCTCGGCGCGGAGCTGGTCGCGCTCGGCCGTGAGCCGCACCACGTCGCCGCGCAACTCGTCAGCGTCGCTGCGGAGTTCGTCGCAGGCGGCGGCGAGAGCGGTGAGTTCGCGTTCAATCTTCGCGCACTCGTCGCGCATGTCGGTCGCCGCGTTGCCTGCGCGACATTGGTCGTCGTCGTCCTCAAATGTTTTTGCCCAAGCGGAATCGGTGATGGGTGTGGGTGTGGGTGTGGGTGTGTTCATTGGGTTGTGATCAAAAAATGTCGAATCGAGCTTCGAGCTGCGGCACGCCATTCGCTGACTTCCGCTGCCACGTTTCGGGGTCGTCGTCGTAGTTCCCGCGCTTGAACCAGCGCACGGGGTCGGGAACGTATTTTCGCTCGTCCTCGGGCCACCGGCTGACGGCGGCGGCATAAGCCTGCACGCGCTCGCGGATGCGCTCGATGCCCACCGTGCGAATCGCTTCCAGAATCTCGCGCATTGCGTCCTTCTTTCCTTTTTTCTTCGGGTAAAGCGCCCAGACCGATTCGGCTTCGAGCTCGCGAGCGGACGGCTGGCGGGCGACCTCTGGCGGAAACGGGCAGTCGGCGGCAGGAGCTTCATCGCCCGCCGCGACGGGAACCGGCGCTGTATTATTCTTAGCTTCTGACTTATGACTTATGACTTCTGACTTATTGCGCGTTACATCCGCGTTACTCGATGCGTTACATCCTGCGTTACGTTCTTTTTCGCGGTGATTCTGAACGCGTAACCTAGTCTGTGTGCGCGTAATAGATTCATTCATCATTCGGCGACAGGTAAGCGTTACATCTCCGTTACTGTCCCGTATCACGTCTCCGACTTTCATGTCCTCGATTTCGCGGAGAGCGGACAAGAAATCGGCTTCCGGAACTCCCATGATGCGCGCCCATCCTCGGGCTGGGAACTTAGTCGTTCCGCGCGTTGATGAGCCGTGGAGGATGCAAAGGATGTCAACCCATGCGCCGCGCGCCGATAGGGTCAGCACGCGCGTATCGACGAGATAGTCGGCTGGGTAAAACTGAAGGAAGGGGAGCTTGCTCATAAAACAAAAAACTCGACCAGCTTCTGCGGTGATAATTGGCGCATGACACGCCTCGCAAAAACTGGCCGAGAAATTGTTTGGTTATTGGTCATGTAACGATTCGGCTTATCACGGCCTTGGTTTCGTTCTCTCAGCTTCCGCCCCCGCTGTAAACTCAAATCCCCGCCAGCGCGATGAGCACCGAGCATCCCGACTCATTCCCTGACGCCCAGAGCTTATGCGCGGTCAGGCTGACCACCTGCGAGTCATCCCGCCAGATGCGCCCGCTCTTCGTGATCTGGTCCATCACGAGCTTCGCAAGGTTGTCCGTGTCGGGCTTCCCTGAGTGATGCACCGGCGCGCTTGGCTTGAGCCCCTTCGCGCCGAAATGCGACTTCGGCCTTGGCAGGGAGAAGCACATCGAGATCGCAACCGGCCCGAGCGTCAGCGGCCACTTGTGCACGCTGGCTGCATCGAGGACCACGATCTGCACCGCTCGCTTCCACTCGTCCGCCACGTCGCTGTCGTAGAACCTCGCGACGTGAATCGCGCCCATCTTTCTCGCGAACGCTCGCGGCCTCGGCTGTCCCTTTGGATCGCCGGTGATTGTAAATGCGAGCGTGCTCATTTTGCACCGCCTCCGATCCGATTCTTAAACAGCAGCCGTGCCTCGGCCTCCGTGATGTAATGCCTCGTCATCCCCGCGCGCTTCGCCCGTTCACTCACGGTGCCACGGCTCATTTTAAGGGCCTGCGAGATCGTTTTCACGGGCATAAACTGCGCGAGCATAGCGTCGCACTGGATGCGCTTCGCCTCGTCTGATTTTCGTTTGTTCATTTGGTTTTGCTTTTGAATCGTCCGTCTGCTTCCCGTCGTGCCTTCTCGCGCTTTTCGCCTGCAAGAAAACACTCGACCCATTGCTCGTCGCGCCCGCGCTTGCGGCCTCGCGCCGAGCCGATGATGTAACCGAGTATCCCGCCGCTCGCAAATGTCGCGGCGAGTGTGAGTGCGTCAGAGATCATCGTCGTCCTTTCGGTTGAAGATAAACGGATAGGCCACGATGAGCACGGCCAAAAAGATCACGAAGAAAGCCAAGTCAGTTGCGTTTTTCATTCGGTCCCCCCATACCACTTTGGCAGGCCGATTTCGCGGAGATCGTTCGGGAGGTTGGGCCATTGCTGGTCCTTAATGCACGACTGCAACCGAATCAAGTCCGTGATCGTTTCGTCGTGCCCGCGCGCCGTGGCCGCGTCGCTGAGTCGATAGACCGCTACGCCGTAGGGCTCGCACTTTTCCACGGCGATGAAAAAGAAATCGAACACCGGCGACCCGAGGATTTCCGTGATGAGGGGAAGGTAGAAGCCCGCCTGCCGGTGGTATCCGAAGTTAAAGCACGCGCGCTCGAAGTTGCGGAAGGCGTCGGCGTCCAAGCTCTCCACGGTCTTGAGATCCGCGACGTAAGGTCGCCCGCTGCTCAACTCGCAGCCTGCTGGGTTAAACCAGTCCGTCCGGCATTGCAGCGCGAGCGAGTTTGCCGGCGAGACGCGCCAGCTGATTTCAGGCTTACCAGCGGCGAGAAGCTGCGACGCGAGCGGATGATGCTGCACCGCTGCCGTCATCTCCTGCACCGACCCAGCCTCGTCCTGCGTGATGATGGTCTTGCCTGCGTTCGCAGCCTCAAACTCCGCAAACGCGATCTTACCGTCCTTCGTCCTTCGGTCGATGCCCTCCGGTCGCAGCGCGTAGCGTTGCCAGAACGTCGCGGGCTCCAGCACCGCGCAGTGAGCGGCTGAGCCGAGGCGAAACGCTTCCGTGGGCTCCGGTCGCGCCACGGTCTTCGCGACGAACCGGCGATAGTAGGAGATTGGGCGGCGGCGGAATAGCTCCAGCTTGCTGTGCGAAATCGCTTCGTTCGCGTGGTATTGCTCGTTTGATTCGATGTTCAATTGGGCTCCTCCATGCGTTCGACCAGCATTGCATCCGCAAACCAGTAGGCGCGCTCGACAACATCATTAGTCGATGCTTCACGGTAATTCGGGCTGACTAAGACGGCTGCCAGCGCCTGCCCCGCGAACCAGTCGCGGAGTTTCATTCCGTGCTGTGTCCTTCCGTCTGGACCGTTCATGGGTGCCGGAAACGCCGGCCCTCCGTCGTTGCTTGGCGTCTTCATTTCGCATCCTCCTTGCATGATTCGCTCACGGCGGAATCGAATAGCATCCGGTTCAGTTTCCGTTCCTTGGCGACAATGGCCTCGCGGATGCGTTCGAGCTTTTGCCGACTTGCGACAATTTCAGCGCGGAGCACGGCTACGGGATCAAACGGATTAGGCGTAATCGGAGTCTTCATTTCGCATCCTCCACCAGTCCCAGCTTCGATTGCAACGGGTCCACCATCGACTCCGTCTCGTCCTTGTATCGCACGCTCCAGCCGATCTTCACCACGACCTTCGGCGCGAGCGAGAGCGCGTCCCATTCAAGCGCAAACGATGCCTTCGCTTTGGGCTCGGTTTGGTTTTCTTCCTCGACGAATGACTCCTCGGCAGAGCGAGCGATGGCCACGAAATGCGTTTCGAGGAGGCTGCGAAACTGCTCGGTGGCGTTGTTGATGACTGCTTGGTTTTTGATTTCTCCTGTGTTCATTTGGCGCCTTTCTTTTGGTTGTTTAAGTCTTCCTCGGTTTCCGTATACATCTTTGGCGATGGTTGCGCGTTAATGAAATCCAACAGGCTTTTTAGGTTGATCAGAGTTATTCCACGAGTTGCGCCATTTCGTCCGATTGTTTTTGCCTCAACACGAGGATTTTCCCCAGTGCTCTTACATGGCCTAATAAGTTCGGCCAGAGTCGACCTTGAAAGCCCAGTAAATTCGCAGCGGTCGCCGTATTTAGGCAGTCGAATCCATATGGATTTATTTTCTTCTGTGTTCATTTGGTCCCTTTCTTTTGGTTGTTTTCCTGTTCCAGTTTCGCGCGCAAGACGGCGCGCTCTTTGATTCGTCCCTCGTTCCGCTTCTCGATGTTCTCGATGCATATTTCGAGCCGGTCGATTTCCAGTTGGTCGCGGTCCATCGCGCGATCGAGGAGCGCGGCGAGGAGAAGCGTCGTGGAGTATTTCCGCAGCACATACGTTGGCCGCAGGTCGTTCAGCGTGTTCATGCGCCACCCCCTTGCGTAATCGACATGGTGAGCCCTCCGCTAACTTTCTCCGAGAGCGGAGTGATGTTGCGCTCCTCAGGATAGTCGCGAACCTCCTCGGCGGTTCGGAGTCCTTTCAAGACATCCCCGAACACGTCGCGAAGCACGAAGCCTCGCGCTCGGAATTTGAGCATCCTGCGCGGATAATCCGTCCACGGACCGGCCTTGCCCCAGAGCTTCGCGGCCTTGGCGTCTCCTATGGTAAACGTCTCGCACCCCTTTGAGCCGTCGCGACGTGTAGCGGTGACGCGGATACCAAACGAATCTTTGCCCGCCTCGCCGACCTCTTCCTCGGAGAAGGATTCGAGGAGACCGGATGCGCGCACGAGTGCGAGCGCGGCGTCGCCATAGATCGCGGGTCGTCCGTTGATCACTGCCGTGTTCTGGAGCGCGGCCATCGGCGTGAGCCCGAGTTCCGCGCCGAGCTGGATTGCCACGAGAACGGCCTCGGGCTTCTCCATGCCGCGCGGCGCGAAGCCTGACGCGACGATAGCGTTGGCAAATCTGAAGGCGTCTTCGAGGCTCGCGAGCTTTACGCCCTGCGCGCCGTAGTTGATGAGAGGCTTTGGGGCTGTGGTCGTGATGACGGTCTTCGGCGTCTCGATCACGGCGGTTGATGTGACTGTGGGTGTTTCTGCTGTGTTCATTTTAGTTTTTCCAGATGGCTTCTAGTCGGTTGAGTATTGCAACGGTCTGCTCTTGGGCGTCTGCAATACGTTTGAGTTCGGTAATGATACCCCTGTCGGTTTCCTTGATTGAGTCTTCAAATTTCATCGCATCGAGTAGCTGTAATTGTTTCGATTGATTGGGTTTGGAGTTTACTGAAAGGCGTTTCAATTCATGTAAATTTTCGATGAACTCCTTTGCGTCGTTGGGTTCAACGAACACCGCGCCGTGTGAATCATATGGCGTTCTCATTATCTTCATCGCGCGGACTTTTCCCTCGTAGTGGGCTCTGCTGAGTAATCTGCGAATGCTTCCACCGTGAGTCTGAGTGTATGCCTTAAGCCTGATCCACCCTGCGGGAACTTGGTTAAGGTCGTTGATTATTCTCGTCGTGTGCTTTGTTGCTTTCATTTTTTACGAATTGCTGACTGTTGTTGTTGTGTTGCTAGGTGCCCGTCGCGGTTGTGTTCCCGCGACGGGCTTTTGCTTTTAGAACGGGACGTGCTCCTCGTTCACAGAGGTCACTGCGGGAGTGGTAGGAACTGCGGCACTCGGAAGAGTCCCGCGCTTTTGGTGGATGATCGTCCGCGCCGCGTTGCGGAGGAGCACGTCCTCGGGTCGCGGCGGAAACGGCTTTCCGTTGTTCCCGATGCGCGGCTCTGGCTCCTGCGCATACCATGCCACTGAGCGGTCGCCCAGCGACGAGAGCGCCACGCCCTTGTTTTTCCCGAAGTGCACTTGCACGCTGCCCGCGTCGTCGATGACCTCGGTCGGCATCGGCACTTCCTCGGAGCGTGGAGCGGCAGGCTTTGCAGCCGGCGCCCCCGATGCGAACGGGCGCGCTTCGAGGGCTTCGCGAATGCGGATAAGCTCCGCGTGGATGAGTTCAAGATTCATGGCGTGGATTTGCGTTGGTTGAGGAGCTGACGGAATTCGGCCTCGGTGACGTATTCCTTCCGCATTGTGTTGCTGATAATTTTTTGGACTGCGCTCGGCGTCATGCCGGTTTCAAACGCGATTTCCTTTATGGAGCGGCCTTCGAGCACGCGCCGAATTACCAGCGGAAGCATCGGCGAGCTTGGTCGGCTCATGGCGCGGCCTCCACGAGCTTCAGCCCGAGCTTCGCGGCTGCGTCCGTCAGTTGCAGGAGCTCGCGCGCCTTCTCGTCGCCCTGTGCGGTGATCTGGGCGCGGGTGATGTCCATCGCTCCTTCCAGTGAATCGGATTGCGCGCACTCCCAGCGCCACGCGCCTCGGTTGAGGATGTCTCCGAATGTGATCTGGTAATCCCAGCTCGGTTTGATCGCACCTATTTTGATGGTTACTCGCCGCGAGATCGTGATCTCGGCTTTGCAGCTCGTCATGGTCCGCAGGTCTTTCGCGGCAAAGAGCAGTTCCCTGTGGATGTCCATGCTACCGTCTTCTCCGTTTATGTCGTCGTCGTTGTTCATTGTCGTCCTGTGTTGTCGTTGTGTTGTGTTGTTTGGAGCGGATGCTCCGAAAGTTATTTTGCGAGCCTCGCCACCTTGTCGCCGTAGGCCACGGTCGCCTGCTTAGTCGCCCCGCGCGGCCCACCGTTGTGCACGCGCGCCAGCGTAGTCACGTCGCCCGCCGCCCACGCCTGCGGCGCGTAGCGTTGAAGGTAGGCGCTCACGACCCGCTTGCTGTAATCGAGATCCGCCACCCTTGAGTAATCGCCACCCACGCGGCTGTCGGCGTGGTAGGCTCGGTGGATCTGGAGCGGCCCCAGCGCCTTGCCGCCGTCGCCGAGAATCGGTCCCGTGCGGCCCGACGTCTCGACGACGTGGAGCGCGCGGAAAAAGCTGGCGGGAGGCGCGGCGTGCGCGGTGGCGCAGAGCGCGAGGAGGAGGAGCGTGGTTTTCATGCGCAGCCCTCGGCTTTGTTGATGATGGCGCGGGCGTTTGTGATACGCGCAAGGCGAGCGGTTTGCCATTTGTTTGGCTTGATCGCAAGCCGCGCGCAGACGCCTTGCGATGACTCTTCAGCGTCTTTCAATAGAGCTTTGAGACATTCCAAGGCGTCGGCGTTTAAAGCGCGGAGGCTCACAAGCTCCTCGGTGTAATGCTTCCCGTCGGAGAGGCGGGTGATGGTGATAGGTTTCATTTTGCAGCGAGCTTTGAGGCGTTGCGTTTCGCGGTGGCGATCTGTCGTGGCGTGCAGCCCGCGCCGATGCTTTCGGCGAGAGCGATTGCGCGGTCGGCGCGTGCTTGGTCGGGCGCGGTCAGCGCGAGGACCAGAGCGTTTGTAAGAGCATCGGTGGCGCTCATGCGGCACCTCCGACCAGACCGCCGGCGCATCCAGAGTAAAGCGACCGTGAGGCGATAACGCCATAGATCGCACGCTCAGCTGCTTTTATTGCGGCGCTGCGCGAGGAGTAAGAGGCTTTGAGAGTATCGCGCGCTGCGCTGGCGATCTCGGTGAGGAGGTGGTCTTTGCTGGTGTGGCCCTTGCGGGTCGTAACAGTAGCGATGCTGATTTTCATTTGGTTATGTTGCGAGCCTCGGGGTTAGTTCCCTCCGGTCTGGCACCGGAAAACCCCGCGCCTCCGAAGAGGTAGCGGGGTGGTTTGCGGGGTATGCTGTAACGTTATTTGATGAAGTCCGCGCAGTGTTCTTCGATCTTGGCGAGTTCGCTTGCGACGGCACGGAGCTTTTCGAAAAGCGACATCCGCTCCGCTACGGCTGACGTCCATGCGTTGTCGTTTTGAACGTAGTAGTCGCGGGCGTTGAACTCAACTTTGGAGAGCTGGCTGATCGCTGCTTCGACTGCGAGGCGGGCCTCTGTGTAGCCTTCGGTGAGGCATTTGGCGCTGGTTCCGTTTGAGTGAATTGCTGGGAGGATCATGTTTTGGGTTGAGTTGGTCGTTGGGTTGTTTCCCTCCGACGTGCACACTCAATCCGATCGCCCCGCCTGCGTAAAGCTCAATTGCGTATTTTGTCCTGCTGCTTCCCTAAGCCGTTGCAGTTGCGCGACTTAAAACGAATCAAATGTTGGCGATGGATTCGGAATCTAGGCAAAAGAAAGCCCGCGCAGCGGTAAATCCGCTCGCGGGCTTGCTGGTAGCCTCAGCCCTCACCGCCGCATGGTGATGCGAGGAGAGCGGATTGCGGGCGCGGTGGCAAGGGTGTAATTGCGTGGCCCCTACTTGTATCCGCTTTGGTCATACGTCGAGCGCGTCCGAAAACAAAGCATCGCCGAAATCCGAAACCATCGGCTCGGCCTTCGCTGCACGGTAGAAATTCGCCATCGTGTCGGCATCGAGCGCGGCGCTTGAGAAGTATCGGTCGAACGCGTCGCCAGTCACGCGGAGTTTCGCAATCCACGGCGTGAGCGGGTCCTTGGCTGAGTGCGCCGCAGCCGAATCCACGAAGAGCGAGAACAACCCCACGGCCTCGCGCGTCATCCGGTCCACGCGGTAGGTGATGAGTCGCGTGTAGTTGCCTTGTGCGCCAGAGCGCAGCGTGAATGTTTTTTGAAAGGCCATATTAGTTGTATTCGGTGAAGCGTGCGGACAGTCGAAGGTTGCCCGAGGCGAGCGTCCCGCCGTCGTTGCGGTAGATTTTGATGACCGCTGTCGTCGATGTTGAGCCTGCGGCCTGCGAGTCATAGTAACCCTGATACAGCACGTCCTCGACCGCGACCAGACCGTCATCGGGCTTCGTGTTGAATCCGCGATTTGTGAGTGAGATGCTCAGGTCGTAAGTCGCGGCCCCGCCCGTAATCGCGAACACGTCGTTGATTTCATAGACGACGTTGACCTGCCGCGTGGATGAGCCGCCTCCGGTTTTGATTCCGGTGGTGGTGACGTCTGCTGATGATTGAGGAGCGATCGTGCCGAGAACTACCGGGACTTCTCCATAGGTAAAAAAGTTGATTCCCGTGTAAACTGGTGTCGATAAAACCCCTGATCGGTTGGTTGTTCTAACCCAGATGTATCCCGTGAATCCAACGCCATAAATAATGGCCGATGTTTCGCCGACGGGTATTTTGTAGCGCCAAGTGCTGGGGGCTACTGTGGTGCTAGAACTGATAAAGTCATATCCGATTTCTATGAATGAAACGTCTTTGCTAGCTGATGCCGTCCACTCCAATGTCATTCCGTGATAAAACAGCGGAGGCGTTCCGCCATTTGTGCTTGGAGCTATTGGCTTCGTTGTTGGGCTGTATCCAGCAAATGACGTTGGGTTCGCCGACGCCGTCGTGTTACTCGGAGCGCTCTGACTCAGCGCAGTTGAGATTTCAGAGATCGCCCCCGAGAACGAAATCCCGCGCGCTGCGAACTGGTAGGATTCGCCAACGGTCAGATCGTCAATCGACACCGCGTAGGAAACTGACTGCGCGATTTGATTCGCGACGATGTAATCGCTCGCGCCCGTGCGCCGGTAAAGGACATCGAGAGCGACCGCCCTCGCTGGCAGCGGTGGAGCGGTCAGCGAGACGCGCGCGAATGAACCGCCGTCGCTCGACAGATAAACCGTCGTGCTGATGAGCGTCGGCGCTTCGGGCTGGTCTGGCGGCGTCGGGTCGATGGGCCCAGCGGTGATCACCGATGGCGTCGCTTGGACGTAGTTGGTAAACCCTGACACGTTCTCCACCGTGTCGAAGGCATTGAGCCAGTAGTAATACGTCGTACCGATGTCCACGTCGGTGTCCACAAAGCGCGACGCGCGAACCTCGGCGATCTTGCCTGTTACCGAGTTCTGAGGAGTCACCGGCGTGGTTCTGCGATAAATGCCGTATTCCGAAAAGTCGGGCTCGGTGTTGTCGTTCCAGTCGAGGGAGACGGCGCGGCCCGTGCCGACTGCGGCGGTGAGACCGGTGGGCGTTACGGGCGCGGTGGTGTCCTTAGCGACGCCTGTTTGCGCCGTGAGGTAACTCGTGGAGACGCCGAAATAAGACTCGCCGTAAATTCGCACGTCGTAGGTCAGCCCGATCTTCACGTCGCTCGAAATAAAGTCGCGCGTCTGGTCCCCTGCGACGCGGCTCCATGTGAGATAAGTCGCTGACGTGCTTTCCTTGTATTCGATTCCAACTACGCCGCCCGATTGGATGAACGCGCTGGCGGGCGCGGTCCACGCCACGAGGATGCGCGGCAGCGCCGTGCCGTCGGCTTGGATGAGTTGCGTCGTGCCGTTGGCTGTGAGCGTGAGGCCGCTCGGAGCCGCGAGCGTGAACGGATCTGGCAGCGTCGTGTTGAGCGCGCCTGCCGTGTAAATTTCATCGGTGACGTTCCATGAATAGACCGACGAGTCGGTTTCGCGCAGCGTCATGTCCACGAATACCTCGGGAGGATT